CCCGACGCCGAGGATGGGCAATTCGGAGGCTCTGGAGTTGGCATTGAACGGATGGAGAAAGAACTCATGGAGTTGTTAAGCGACAGGCAACTGGAAAACCTGCTAATGAAGTTGGTGGAGTTGATCCGGGTGAGACAGGTAGACTTGAAACAGTATCTCGCATAGGTAAAACAATGACGAAAGACGAGTTTATAAATAACATCATTATAACCAAGATGCGATCCAAAGCCGGACCGTGGTATAAACTATCCATCAAAATAGCCAATGGACCGACGATCTACGGCACCGTAACACATGTGGATGAAAGTAACATTACTCAGCACCTGGACGACGCTAAAGAGCGCATGTTCAAATGTTGGACAGCTTCCCGGAGGGGTGTAACCGATGCCTAGATATCCTATAGTGTGGAAACCACAGGATGGACCACAAAAAGCTGCATTCCACTGCCCTGCGGACGAGATCTTCTACGGTGGAACACGCGGCGGAGGTAAAACTGATGCTGCTATAGGACGCCAAATAAAGAAGTCATATAAATACGGATCACATCACAATGGTCTGATGATCCGACGAAAATACAAAGACTTCTCCAAGATCCGCCGCCGTTGGGATGAACTTATCCGTGCTGGCTTACCCGCTCGTCGCTCCGGCGGTGACAACCAAATCAACTATATACGCTTTGCCAACGGAGCACAGGTGACTCTCCAGGCAATACTATTCCCGGAGCAGGCAGACGACCTCCAGGGGGATGATTTCCAAGAGGTCAGTATTGATGAGGGTCCGACAATACCGTTCATCGCCACCTTGATAGACAAACTCAAAGGCGTATGCAGATCTGCTCATGGCGTACCGTGTTCCATGTTTATAACTGGCAACCCAGGCGGTGTCGGAGCCAGCCAAATAGCACAGATGTATATACCCGAGAAAGACGGTGGCGGCTCTCCAGTATCGGAGAGTAAGGTAAACTATGTTGAACAAAAGATGCGGGACGGTTCGATAGTAACATTCAGTAGAGTATTCATCTATGGAGACCTATACAACAATAAGATACTCATGGATAAAGACCCGCATTATGAGGCGCGGCTGCGATCAATCCATAACAAAGAACTCGTGGATGCGTGGCTGAATGGTAAATGGACTGCTGTAATAGGACAGGCTTTCCGCTTCACAGATAGGCACATTATAAAACCGATCTGGCCCATCCCTGAATACGCTCCAATCTATCTGACATACGACTGGGGATTCGGTGCCCCGTTCTCTATAGGTTGGTGGTGGGTGGACTCGGACGACAGGATATACAGATTTGCTGAATGGTATGGATGGAATGGCGTCACCCCCAATGTTGGATTGAGAATAACTGATAACGAAGTAGCAGCAGGCATAGTGAAGCGTGAGAAGAAGATGAATATATGGCATCGCCCCATACATCGCCTATCCGGTCCTGATTGCTTCTCGAAGAAGGCTGACTACAAAGGTGGAGGGCAGGGAGATTCAACTGCTGACGAGTTTATCAAATACGCACAAGAGCTACGCATGAATGGAAAACCGGAAGATCAAAATGCTACGCTTAACCTGTGGCCTGGTGACCCGGACAGGCCCCGCAAGATACGCCAGTTCAGAAATCGGCTCCGCATACCGGATAACCCCAAAGAACTTCCAATGCTGGTGGTTTACGACACATGCAAGGACTTCCAACGTATTATTCCAAGGCTGTGTGTGGATGAGCTAACAGGAGAATATTTGGAAGAACGCCAAGAAGACCACCCATTCGACGAATCCTGCCATATCTGTATGGCCCGGCCACGTGGAATATCGGAAGATGACATAAACCTAACCAAAGAAGAGCTTAAACACAAGGAAGCTATGGCGAAACTAGACAGCGTATCACGAGATGCAGCTAGAGAATTCGAGGACATTGTAAAACGGATAAGGGAAAATGAAAGCTACTAACGAAAAAGTAGGCAAAAAACTACAAAAAACAGACGAAAATACCATTAAGGGGATTTATACCTTGGCGCGGAAGCACGCGGCACAGTACTTAGCTTGCTACCCGACCACGTATTTAGACATAGATGATTTGGCACAGGAAGGTATGATAGCTTATTTGCAGGGTCGCCATATCAAATATGGTATTCTGGATGCAATACGGCGCTCGCTGGAATTGAAGCGTTGTCAAGTAGGTAAACTCCCCATACCGAAAATCCACGAATTATCTGAAGATGATATAGATGTAAACGCGGAGGACAGACCCGATACTGCACTTATCAATGAAATATGGGATTCTATACAGCAAATGTTCGATACTCGCACTGTAGACATAATGTACCGGCGCTATAAAATGGATTGGACATTGCAGCAAATCAGTAACTACCACTCACTAAGCAACTCACACGTAAAACGAACTATAGATAGGACGATAACCATAATGCGAAGGAGACTCGGATGACATTGGACTTAGCTCATATCATCTCGCTGTCATTCAATGCCGCACTGATAATATTGCTACAGATAGAGCGCCACAGAGCAGCAAAGCGCGAGCAGGAATTGGTCGAGGCTGTAATGGCAAATAACCTTACCGAGTACCACAACAACCCGAAAAACCAAATAAAGATTATGGAAAAAGAGAGCAAGCTGGCGGAAGACGCATACAAATTGGAGTCGCTGTACGGTAAGACTACTCTGGAACCGGGGTATCCAGTTACATAATGGAATTAAAGACGGATGGAGCGATCCTACAATTCTGTGCCAATGCGTTCCAGGACGATATGGATGCCACGCGTCAGATATATCAGCGGACCTGGTTTCGCAATATCCTATATTACCTGGGTGAGCACTGGTTCGAGTGGTTTGAAAGCCAGGCTACATTTAGATATAAATACCTGCTGGACCCCAATACACCCACCCCGGTCTTCAACATGATCCGCGACAACGTGCGGTCTACTAAAGCACTTATCCTCAACAAGAAATACGTAGCTACTGTGTGGCCGAATTCCAATGAAGAATCAGACAAGAATGCAGCTAAACTCGGACGCTCTATTATTGAATGGCTGGACGCGCTGAATGGAAATGATATAGAAGACGTGAAAGAAGAAGTCGCTATGTGGATGGTCCTGACAGGCAACGGGTTCGCAAGAGCATTCCCCGACAGGGATACGGGCAAATACGTAGTGGGTAAGGATGGAAAGGTGATTGATGGTCCTGTCGATGTAGGATCTGAAGCACTAACGCCATTTAACGTGGTGGTCCCATACATAGGTAGAAAGCTGGAGCATAAAAAATGGGTGGGCATTAGGACACTGCGGGAGAAAGAGTGGATAGAAGACACGTATCACGTACTGCTGTCTGACGGTACTTCCAACCCTCAACTTATCGAATATGAAAAACAACTACTGACGTTGGTTGGTAATGTATCTCCGTGGAAGGGAAGAGGAATTACCTCTGCTGGCAGCCTGGCACTTGATACTACCGATCTGGATCTACTGCAAGAGATAGAGATGCGTCCAACCAAGGAACATCCAAACGGTAGATACATCGTCGTGGCAGGCGGCAAAGTACTGAAAAATGAAGAAAATATGCCAGTACCCACAGACCGGAAGACAGGAGACTGGAATTACTCGATAACCCACTTCCCGTATAATGCCACCCCAGGGTCGTTTTGGGCAAGCGGCAGTGTGGATGATCAGATTTCTCCGCAAAACAATATCAATGAGATAGACCAGGCCCTGGCAATCAACAGGAAGACAATAGGCAGACCCTGGGTACTAACACCGTCCAATGTGATATTAAAGCGGATCAGTGCGAAGGGCGTAGGAGTGCTGAATCTCACTTATGATGCCAGGACTTCAATGGGTGCACGCCCCGTGATTGAACCAGGTATACCCTATCCGCAACAGATACTGGAAGAGCGAGCAAACCACAGGCAAGCTGCCCAGGACACAAGTGGAGATCCAAAGAACGTACTACGCGGTGGAACGCCACACGCTGGAGCCAGTGGAGTGCTGGTGGATATATTGAGGGAATCAGCAGAGCAATCACACGCCCCGGATATATCACGATTCTATAGGAATTGGACCAAATTTAATAAGAAACGTATAATCGTAGCTCAACATGTTATTCGGGAAACCCGTACTCTTAAGATAGTGGGCGCGGGCAACAAGGTGGAAGTCAGGACGTTCAAAGGGGCGGATCTATGCAATAACACAGATGTTAGGTATGAACTGGATAGCGGATTATCCTCTACCAACGCTGGCAAAAACGAGCTATTATTGCGTATGGCGCAGTACGGAATATTCGGCGATATAGCACAAGAACCTGATCTGAGGCGAGAAGTGTTGAAGAGATTCGGCCTATCTGGTATACCGGAGAAACAGAATTTGCAACAGGAGAGAGCGGAGCGGGAGAATCTGCGTCTGGCTACTGGTAATATAAAGAACATCGCGCTGCCGAATCTACCGATGCAAGATCCTGTTACTGGTCAGCCTATCAACGATGATAAGGGTAAGCCCATTATGCTGTTTCCTCCCAGTTTCGATCCTCTGTTCATACACGATGATCACGCTGTACATATTTTGACGCATGAGCAGACAATATTCGGAGCAGCGTTTGAGGATTGGCCCAACGATAGAAAGATGATGGCGATAGCACACAGGGATCTGCACATCGCTGCGTTGCAAAAGACAATGCAAGAGAATGTACAAGCGGCAACACCGGCTAGTATGACGCAGCCACAACAAAAGCCGCCGCAGCCGGGGGATGTTGGAAAGGCATTTGCAGACAGATTGACAGGTGGCGCAAAGCAATGAGTAAGGCGATAATGGCTCTATATACCAAGGCAGGCATTAAGCCGCCTGTGGGAAAGGGCGAACATACATATGCGTTCCACAAGATAGCAGTAGGGATAAAGAAGGCACACCCGGATTATCCCATGTCCAGATGTTACGCAATCGCTATGAGTATGTTAGGGCGTAATAAGGCAGTAAAGAAATCACACTGGAGGAACAAGAATGGCAAATGAAAACGCACCAATTACCCGCGGGGTACGAATAGCTTACAATAAGTACTCCATGAAGCAGGTGATGGAGGACAAACCCACAGTGAGTCTACAGGAATTTGCTAACAATATGGCTAAGACAAAGAAGAAAAAGCCGACAGGTCCGTGCTTCATAGGTACTGCTGGTTCGACTTGCAAATAAACAAAAGGAGAGAAGGAAAATGGCAGGATTCGCATATCGCAAGCGGAACTCCGCACGCGCTAAAAACACGAAAGGTGAGAGTTACGTTGCTACTGGTACTAAGCCGCCTTTGGGCGAGGGTGGAAGATTCGCCGCACTGAAAGAGGGTCTGGCTAAGAAAGGCGCTAAAAGTCCTGGTGCTCTCGCTGCCTGGATCGGACGCAGGAAGTACGGCAAAAAACGCTTTCAGACTATATCCGTCGCTGGCAAGAAGAACA